GACCAACACTATTGACTATGCAAGGTGGCAATAGAGAACCAAAAGTTGCAACGTATTCCCCTAAAGGTGGTCGTATAGTGAATCGTAGATTAGACGAAAAAGGTGTTCGTAAAGATAATCAAATAGATTTACCATTAGAACCACAAGTAGAAATACGAGATGATAATAAAACTAATTGTCTTACTACTGTACAAAAAGATAATATTGTGGTAGAAGGTATGACATGGAGAAAGCTAACACCCATTGAGTGTGAGAGATTGCAGACACTACCTGACAATTACACAGAAGGTGTATCAAAGACACAACGATACAAGATGATTGGTAATGGTTGGACAGTGGATGTGATTGCACATATACTCAAGGGCATACAGTCAGATGAGTGGCATGAAATGTATAACAACAACAAGGAGATGGTATAATGAATTTAATAGAGTTAGATAAACAAATAGATGAGAAAGGCATATGGGTAGCCATACAAAATGGTATTAGAGATGCCTACTTATATGGTAAAAGAGATGATGAACAGTCACATCATTACTATAATTTAGCCTATGAACACATGACAAGATTAAAAAATGTAAAGGAGACAACATGACTAAGGAGAAAGATACAAGGCGAGATGCTTGGAACTTTGATTACTTAGGATTGAAAGCATATGGTACGACTACACCTAGAAAGTATCACGATTGGGTTTACATGGCAGATGACTCAATGAACAAAGTATTAAAAACAATAGTAGTAGCACTTTATGTCTATGGATTTTGGGTGTTTCTACAAGCAGTATGGGAGAAGTATGTATGACTAAAATAGTATATGACACATGGCAATCTATTATGAACTATGAACGCAATCCATTGCGACACATACCTCATTTAAATACAAGGCATATGGTTATGCAAGTGTTAGCATGGATGTGGTGCATAGTATTCTCTATGTACTTTGGAAGTATGTGGGTGTTTGGTATAACTGCTATTGCTCATGTGTTTATAATCTGTGCTATTGTTTTAACTGTAGCTACGTTTGAAACTGCAAAGAGAAAGCCATCATTCTTTTTAAAGAGAGGTTATCACACCCCAAGCAGAAGTAGATATATGTATCACGATGGCAAGAGAATTAAGTATGATGACAATGATGTAGGTGGAGAACATGAGTAATTTTTTTATGAAAGGAGAAGTAAAATGAAAATACACAGAGTAGTACAAATGTTAGGTGCAACAACAAGCACAGGTAAATTAGCAGATGATATGTATGACTTAAATTATAAGACATACTATTCAGAGGCAGAAGGTAGAGACATACCTATATCACACATGGACTTTCAACATATGGTAAGAGCATTTGTGAAGTTGTGTGAACAAGAAGATATGCTTGATAGGTCAGAGCATATGGGTAGAGTTGTTGATGTTATTAAATCTAAAGATGATTTCATCAGAAAATTAGAAGAAAAAATAAAAGACCTTGAAAGTAGAGATACTTTAGACTATCATCACTTACATGGGAAGATAGAAAAGTTGGAAGGTATTATTGAAGAAAAAGAAGAGATGATGGATAAGTTAATAGAGAGACAAAAAAATTATCCTGAGAAAGCTCTTAGAGGACATTACTATTCTTTTTGCGAGATACCTAACAATGCAGAAGGTAGAAACTTTATTGCTAAGTTAAGATTATATCTTAATAAAGATTCATACAAAATGAGAGTGAGAGGACAACATCTTAAAGAAGAATTGTATGGTCAAGGTAAAGCCTATCATGGACAATCAATAGAAGATTCAACACATCTAAGAGTTTACTTAGATAGAAAATAGAAAGGAGAAATATCATGACAACGATTAAACTTACAGAAGTACAAGAGGAAAGACTATTGAAACAAATTAATAATTTGAAAGATATAGTTAATAATATTAATGAAGGTATGCCTTTAGAATATCATACAGTAACTGAATTGCCTACTTTAGAATATTTATTGGCAGACATATTCAATTTAGAGTTACCTAAGTGTGAGCATAGTTATGCAGACAGATGGAGAGACTATAAAATTGTAAAGAAAGGAAAGAAAAATGTGGCATAGAATACAAGACTTTTTTGAAAAAGACTTTAGTAAAAAGTATGGAGAGGGTACAAAGTTTGACCTTGATTATGGTAAATTACTAATCATAGGACTATGTATATACATAGCGATAAAGGTATCCTGATGAAGTATATAGTAACATATAATGATGTGCTAGAGGCAAAAGACTTAGAGGATGCTCGTAGAATCTTACTACGAGTATTAGAATCAGACGTAAACTGTAAAGACGTAGAGCATTTTAAATTTACAGAGTATGTAGAACTAGAAGAAGTAAAGGAGTAGTTTGTATGGATTTAGTTATTGGAGTAGTAGTATTTTTTGTAATTTATTTTGTTCAAGTAATATTCTAAACATAAATGGTGGTAGGATTTTTCCTGCCATCTTTTTCTTCTCTTTCGGTCATAGGGGGGGGGCAGCAGTTTGCAGAAAGGAGTGCATATGAAAAGTAAAATGACAATAAATGACATCATTCAGAAGTATTATTTATCTAGTGATTTCAATATGTTAGCTGATAAAACTAAAGTAGATTATAAATATTTTTTATCTATATTATCAGACACAAAAGTGGATACAAAAAAGTTAGGCGAGACTACATTGAGTAGAATGACAGGTAGTAAAGCTAGACAAGGGTATGAGATTTGGATACAACGTGGGGTGCACTTTGCAAACTACACTTGTGCAGTCGCAAGAAAGTTATATTCTTTTTCTTTAGAAATGGGATATGCAGAAGTCAATCCTTTTTTGGCTTTCAAAAGAAAACCTGTCAAGCCTAGAAACGTAGTATGGCAAAAAGAACAAGTAATAAAATTCTTAGATACTGCATATTCTGATTTTAAATACAGGAGTGTGGGTTTGATAGTGCAAATGGCATACGAATGGTGTCAAAGAGTGGGTGATATGAGACTTCTAACCTTTGATAAAATAGATTTTGACAAAAAAATATTACATTTGGAGCAATCTAAAAGAGGTGCGAGTGTACATTTACCTATCAGTGATGATTTATTGGCTATGTTGACACAACAAAAGCAAGATTATGACTTCCAAGAGTATGTTGTACCCATGCCAAAGGCGATTAGAGGCTCATACAAGCCTTATTCTATGCAAAAGCTATCAAAGGTAGCTAGAATAGTTATATCTCTCTCAGGGTTGCCTAATGAGCTACGAATCGCAGACTTGAGAAGAACAGGAACAACAGAAATGGTAGAGGCAGGAGTATCTATGGCACAGATTATGTCAGTTACAGGTCATGCAAACCCACAGTCAGTAAAGCCTTACATGAAAAATACATATGCTAGTGCAGAAAATGCCTTGACAACGAGAAAAATATATGTTAATTAAACATTTATATGTTACATTGAGGTGTTTATGAATACAAGTATTTATGATATTATAGATGAGTTACAGTTAAATGTAGGAGAAACAAAAAGGATTACTTGTCCTTCGTGTCATGGATATAAAACATTTACTGTAACTAACAATATGGGAAAGATATTATGGAATTGTTACAAAGCATCTTGTAGAGTTTCGGGAGCAAAAAAGATAAGAGTTACTGTAGAAGATATTAGAGAAAGACTAGTGCCACAAAGCAAACACAAAGATGACACATTTATAATGCCTGAGTGTATTGTGTATGGTGGTAATAGAACAGAGATAGGAAACTTTGTACGTGATTGGGGTTTAGACCCTACAGAATTATTTTATGACGTAAAAGAAAGACGAGTTGTGTTTCCTGTAAAAGACAATGGTGTCATTGTTGATGCAGTTGGTAGGTCATTAGGATACAGACTACCTAAATGGAAACGATATGGAAAAAACGATTTGCCATTCACTTATGGTTGTGGTAAAATCGCAGTGGTTGTTGAGGATTGTGTTAGTGCATCTGTGGTAGGTAATGATGTTTATTTAGGGGTAGCTGTGTTGGGAACATCATTGAGTGAATCACATAAGAAATATCTATCGCAATTCTCAACAGCAATCATAGCTTTAGACCCTGATGCGTTGCCTAAGACTTTATCAATAGCTAAAGACTTACGTGATGTTGTTGACACAGTTAAAGTTCTACGATTGCAAGATGATTTGAAGTATGGAAATGAAGAAGATTTTTTAAAACTAACTAACTTAACCCCAAAGGAGTAACCAACATGGAATTAGCATTAATAAAAAGTTTGATGGACAAATCATTTTATGATGACCATCGTGGGTATAAATGCCCTGACAGATTGTTCAGTAAAGATGTAAGGAAGATAAAGAAAACTATTGACAAAGCCATAGATAACTATGGAAGGAGTGTAACCCCTGATGAGGTTGAAGCATTGTTTTTGTCAAGCAATCCTAGTCTCACCACTTCACAGAAGACATCTTATTCTGATTTGTTTTTAAGAATTAAAAAGGAGAGCACTCTTGGAAAAGATATCGCAAGTGATGTACTATCAAAATTGTTTCGTCAAGTTATTGGTGAGGATATTGCAAATATCGGCTTTGAGTATGTTAATGGTGATTTATCCTCACTTGAACCTATTAGAAACCTTATTGACCAGTATAATGACGATTTTCTTCCTATTCTAAATATTGATTGGGAAGATTTAAGTGTTGAAAATATACTAGCAAAGAATGCTTTGGAAACACAGTGGAAGTTTAACATACCATCTTTAGCTAGAAAAGTGAAAGGTGTAAATGCAGGACACCTTGTAATGGTGGGTGCTAGGTCTAACACAGGTAAGACATCCTTCCATGCATCCCTTTGTGCTAGTCCAAATGGGTTTGCACATCAAGGAGCAAAGTGTGTGATACTTTGTAATGAAGAATCATCTCACAGAATATCAGGTAGATATTTATCTGCATGTAGCTCTATCAAAATAGAAGATGCACACAATCATAAGAACACTGTTTGGGAGAGATGGAAAAACATTGTCAATAAAATAAAAGTTGTAGATGCAGTAGGAAAAGATATGTCATGGGTTGAAACTGTTTGTCGTAGTTATAGTCCTGACGTTTTAGTTATAGACATTGGAGATAAGTTTGCAACTTACTCAGGGTATGCAAGAGTGGATGAAGCTATCAAAGCCAATGCCATACATGCTAGAGAGATTGCCAAGAGATATAACTGTGCAGTTTTTTATATGTCTCAACTTAGTGCAGAGGCAGAAGGCAGGGTACAACTGAATCAAAGTATGATGGAGAACTCTAAAACAGGTAAAGCATCTGAAGCAGACTTGATGTTACTACTAGCTAAGAATCCTGAAGTAACAACAACTAATGGCGAAGAGATAAGTGATGATGGTTTCAGGCATATTGTACTTGCAAAAAACAAATTGTCAGGTTGGCATGGCAGAGTTACTTGTGAATTTAATTATGAGACAGGTAGGTTTGGTGTATAATGCAACAAGAACTATTTCAAATTGTAGAAGAGGTATGTGAAGATGGTTTGGTTTGTATTAAGTGTGATATAAGACAACCTTTAAATAACTTTCAACAAATGTCATACACAAAGACAGGAGATGCAGAAATAAAAAGAACTTGCAAGTCTTGTCAAAAAGGACACAGAAGAGTTATAGCTAAGTTAAGAAAACAAAATGCTTATCCTGATAAAGATTATTGTTGTCCAATATGTAATAGAACCATAGAAGAAGTTAATAAATATAATCAAAAATTATTAGGGACATGGGTTCTTGACCATTGCCATGATACTAATACTTTTCGTGGATACATATGCAAACATTGTAATGATGGTTTGGGTGGATTCAGAGATAACTTGACAACTATAGAAAAAGCTGTTATATACCTAAAAAAGCATAAGGAGAGTATGACATGAAGTTGACAATAGATGTAGAAAATACAGTAATTAAAAGAGATGACAAGTTACACCTTGACCCATTTGAACCTACAAATAAATTAGTCATGGTAGGATGTTTGACAGACACAGGTAATGAATATCTGTTTCGCATGGACACAGGTGGAACACAACACATTGACATACAAGATTTACTTGACAGAGCTACTATACTTATAGGACATAATATAGTTCATGATTTATTGTGGTTATGGGAATCAGGATTCAAATACGATGGAGCAGTATTTGATACTATGTTGGGTGAGTATGTTTTGCAAAGAGGTATGAAAGAACCTTTGTCACTAGAGGCATGTGCAGAAAGATATAATTTAGACACTAAGAAACAAGACACTTTGAAAAAGTATTTTGCAGAGGGTAAAGGTGTAGATGAAATACCTAAAGAAGAACTGAAAGAATATCTGTCTGCAGACTTACATGCTACCCAACAGTTATGTGATAAGATATATAAAAAATTAAATACACAAGAATATAGTAGTTTGATGAATAGTGTATTCATGTCTAATAGAGTTGCAGTTATTTTAGCTAGGATATATCAAAAAGGTTTTAAAGTTGATATGGAAACACTTGATAATGTTAAACAAGAGTTTGAAAAAGAAAAGAAAGAGCTAGAAGATAAATTAAATAAGATAGTTAAAGATTTGATGGGAGATACACCTATCAATCTGAATAGTCCTGAACAAATGTCTTGGGTTATTTATAGTAGAAAACCAAAAGACAAAGCTATGTGGGCAAATAACTTTGTGCCTAACATGGGTAAAGAAACATTGAAGACTGCTATCAATCGTAACTCTGATATTATATACAGAACTGTGGCACAACAATGTAGGGTTTGTTATGGCACAGGCAAAATAAAGAAACTGAAAAAGGATGGCACACCCTACGCTAAGTTACCTAAATGCACAGAATGTGATGGCATGGGGTATATATTCAAACCCACTGATAAGATAGCAGGATTCAAGTTTAATCCTACAAATTCAAAGTGGGTTAGTAATCATGGTTTTTCAGTTAATAAAAACATGTTAGATGTTTTAAGACATGTTGCAGTCAAGAGTGAATGGCATGAGGCAGTAGAGTTTTTAGGTGGTCTACAAAGACTATCTGCACTAGATACTTATTTATCATCTTTTGTTGATGGCATAAAGTGTCATGTAAAACAAGATGGTTTACTTCATGTTAGATTACTACAACACAGGACTGCGACAGGTAGATTTAGTGGAGCAGACCCAAACATGCAGAACATGCCTAGAGGTGGTACGTTTCCTGTGAAGAAGGTGTTTGTATCACGTTGGGAAGGTGGCAAGATTCTTGAAGCAGACTTTGCACAGTTAGAGTTTAGAACTGCAGCCTATTTATCACAAGACGAGGTAGCAATAAATGAAGTTAAAACAGGTTTTGACGTACATGCGTACACTGCTAGTGTCATTACGCAATCAGGTCAGAAAACTAATAGGCAGGAAGCCAAAGCACACACCTTCGCACCTCTCTATGGTGCAACAGGGTTTGGAAGAACTGAAGCAGAAGCATCCTATTACGAACAGTTCACGAAAAAATACAAAGGCATCGCACTATGGCATACCAGATTGGCTAAAGAGGCTTTAGAGACAGGTAAGATAACTACACCATCAGGTAGACAGTTTTGTTTTCCTAATGTACAAAGGTATGCAAGTGGTAAAGTGTCTAACTTTACACAGATAAAAAACTATCCTGTTCAAAGTTTTGCTACTGCAGATATAGTGCCAATGGTATTAGTAGAGATGTATAATAAATTAGAGGAATATAAATCTTGTATTGTCAATACTGTGCATGATTCTATTGTGATAGATATACATCCTGATGAAGAGGAACAAGTAATTTTATTAATAAAAAATATAAATAATTACATTGACAATTTGATACAAATACAGTTTGGAATTACTATGAATGTGCCATTATTATTAGAAGCAAAAATAGGTAATAATTGGCTTGACACACATGATGTAATATGATATAACGATAAAACTTTTAGAAAGGAGAAATAAATATGAATGGACAAATTACAACTATAGACACTAACAATTATGCTACTATGGCTAAAGCTATGGGTATGGCAATAGAAGTTAGTGACAATAAGAAGACTAATACTTTAGCTCGTCTTAAAATACAACACTCACCTATTATGGGAGAGATGGAACTAGATGGCAAAAAAGTAAATGTTGAAACTATTCAGAGTGGTGTCTTTAAATTAGATGTCCCTGAAGATAATCTCTATTATAGTCCCACAGTTACTATAAGACCTTTTTTACAAAGATTTATGTATAAAAGATTTATAGCTAATACAGGTGCAAAAGATGGTGAACCTTTAGGTCAGTATCACAAAACCATTATGGCAGATAATCTAAATATA